CTGCGTGAGCGGGACGGCGCCGGGCACCGACGCCTGGAGCTGCGCGAGGTTCTCCTCGGGCCCTTGCAGGATCTCGCCGGCTGGAGTGCGGACGAACACGTCAGGCATTAGCGTACCGCCTTGAAGCCTGCGGCGCGCTGCGCGTCGCGGGCTTGGCCGATGGTCGCGGCCTCACCCAGTAGCGGCATGCGCTCGGCGACGGTGCGGTACGCGTCGGGGTTGCCCGCTTGGAGCGTGCGCATGTTGCGGCCGATGGCCTGCCCATAGGCGAACACGCCGCGTTGAATGTCCGCGACCGTGCCTGCGCCCTTGAGAAGTCGGCGCGCCGCGTCGCGGTCGCTCTCGGTCACGACGCCGCCGAAGCTCTTGGCCATGCGCTCGGCCAGCGCGTCGACGCCTTGCCGGTTGATGCGGCCTGTTTCCGTCACGACGCCGAGGTTCACGAGGCCGAGGCCGGCGGGATCGGCGCCTGTGCTCTTGCCCGTGATTGGATCGATGCCGATTTGGGATGCGATGTCGAGGTAATTGCCGGCCGCGGCGGGGAAGTCCTTCTCCAGTAGTTTCGCCGCGAGCGCCGTCGTTTGCTCGGGGCCGCCGCCGCTGAGCTGGCGCTTGCCCGCCTCGATCCCAAGCGCCTCCTCGACCTTGAGCCCGCTCTCAAATGCTTTTTCGGCGCGCTTCTCGCTGATGTCCCGCTTGCGGCGAGCCTCTGCCGCACCCGCGGCGGCCACGCGTGCGCGCTCTTGCGCGCCGACCATCTGCCGTGCCGCGGTGCTCTGCGCCACGCCCATCTCGAGCTCGCTCATGGCCGTGGCCTGGCGGCTGCGGAGGTCTTGCAGCGCCGCGGCTTGCTGCGGGCCCATCGCGCGCCCCTTGGAGCGCGATTCTACGTCGTCGGCGAGGGCCTTGAGCGTCTGCGCTTTCGCGAGCTTGCGCGCCTGCTCCGCGTCGCCGAGGAGCGCCTCGTTGCGCTGGAGGAGCTGGCCAAGCTGCGTGACCTTGCCCTTCTTCTTTTCGAGCTCCGTCTTTTGCGCGTCGATCTCGCGGTCGATGCGCTGGTTGACGAGCTGCATGGCGTAGTTGGGCCCGCCAGTCAGCGAAGCGCCGAACGAGCCGAGGGCCACGGCGAGGCCCGCAAAGATCCGGCCAGCGGCGCCGCCGTAGGCTGCTTCAATGTCGATCTTGGAGTCGTCGAGGGCCTGGTTGGCGGCGTCGAGTTTGGCGGTCGTCTCTTCGACGAGCTGCCGGCGGCGCTCGCGTTCGATGGCCGCGTTCTCTTCTTCGATGCGGGCTTGCTCTGCGCGTTGCGATGCGAGCTCGGCCTGGCCGGCCTGCGCCACGCGCTCGGCCTCTTGCGCCTGCTCGAGCGTCTGCACCTGCGCGGCCTGCTCCTCGCCGACGCGCGCCGCGGTGCCCTTCGCGATGTCCGCGGCCTTTGCGCGCACGCCGTACTCGAGGCGCCCGATCTCGCTGGCCGGGAGCTCGCGCTGGTACGCCGCGAGGGCCTGCTTGGCGCCCGTGAGGTCCACGCCCATGAAGGAATCTGGAACGCCGCCCGCTGCGGCGCCTGGGCGGGCCATGGCGCGCGCTTGTGGCGCGGCGGCTGGCGCAGGGGCGGCGGCGGCTGCGGGAGGCGCCACGGGGCCGGCAGGGGCCTCCGTTGGGGCGGGCGGCGGGGCGCCGATGCCGAACTGCGCGAGGGCCGAGGCAAGCGGGACGTTACGAGGGGCCGGTGGCGCCATCGGGGCACGGGCCTCGCCAGGTCGCGGGAGCTCGAGGGCGGCGAGGTCGACCGGCGCCGCGCCGAGCACGCTCATGGCGGGACTGGTCGCCGGCATCGTCGAGGCCATCGGGCCCGCGCCGAGGATCGGCATGGTCGGCGAGTAGCCGAGCGCCGGATCGAAGTCGAGCGGCGAGGGTACGGGAGAAAGGAAACCGTTTGCCATGTGTCACCTCAACCGAGAGAGCCGCCGACCTTGCCGCCAATGGCTGCGCCAGCGGGGCCGCCGACTGCGGCGCCGAGGATGGTGCCGCCGAGCTGGTACATGGCGCCCATTTGCTGCTGGCGCGACGCCGCCGCGCGCTCCTGCTGGCCTGCCGCGATGCGCTGCGCCGCAAGAAAGCGCGCTTGCATGTCGCGGATCTGCTCCTGCTCAATCAGGCGGCGCTCTTCGGCCTCGCTCATGAGGCCGGCGCCGAGCTGCTGCACGCCGCGCAAATAAGCGGCCTGCCGCGCCGCGGCTTCCTGCTCGAGCGCGCCCATGCCCTGCGCGGCGGCGGCGCCGATCTGGCCGCCGAGGATGGCGCCCGGCGCCTGCATGGCGCGGGCCTGCGCTTGCTCGCGAGCGGCCTGCCCTTGCATCATGGCGGCGCCGCCCTCGAGCGTCTGCGCGCGTTCGCCGAGCACGCCAAGGGCGGCCTCTTGTGGCGCACGGGCCGCGGCGAAGCGCTCGGTGGCGCCCGCCTGTAGGTTGCGCAGGGCGCCGATCTGCTGTTCGTACGCTGCGCGCTCGGCCTCTTTGTTGCGCGCCGCCTCCTCCATCATGGCGCGGGTTTCGTCCGGCACGAGGCCGGGCGGCGGCGCGTTGGCGGAAGGCTGCTGCGGTGCGGCTGCGAGGGGGAGCCCTGCGGCGCGCGTCATTTCGTAAGGGCTGCGTGCCATTAGAATCCGAGCTCCTTCTTCAGCGCGTCTTCCTGGGCCTTTTGATAGCTTGCGTATGCGTCATAACCGGTCGCACCGAGCGCACCGAGCGCTTGCATGCCTGCGGCCTGGCGGCGGCGCGCACGCTCGGCCTCCGCTGCGGCGTACTGCTGTTGCAGCTCAAGCTCGGGCATCATGAGCGCGCGCTGCGCACCGAGCGCCTGCGCGATGTCGCCGCGCTCGAGGCCCATGCGCGCGAGCTCCTGTTGGCGCAGCATCTCGGCGAGTTGAGCCTGTGCGAGCGCGTTGCGCTGCTCCTCTTGCGCCTGCACCTGCCGCGCCTCGGTCATGCCGAACTGTTGCGCCTGGCCCGCACCGAGGGCGGCGAGGCCGGCCGTTTGCGTGCCTGCCACGCCCATCTGGGAGCGCGCGGCGCCCATAGTCGCCATGCCGGCCTCGCGGGCCTGCTCGCGTGCCGCTTCGGTCGCCACGGTCGACGGCTGCATGGCGCCGCGGATGCGCTGGCGTTGCTGGTCGAAGAGCGCGGCTTCTTGCTCGCGCTGGCGCCCCGCGAGCTGCTCGCGCATGCGGCGCTGGTATTCGTCCTCCACGCGGCCGGGGTCGCCGCCGATCTCGCCGACGCCGAGCACCGTCTGGCGCGGGATGCGGTTCGTGCGCGGGCCCACGGTGCGAGCGAGCGCCTGCATTGGCGCGTTCACGATGTCGAAGAAATCAGCCATCGGTTTCTCCTACTTCTTCCGAACGTCTGGGAGGCGCCGCATGCCGCCAAGCGGCAGCATCTCAAGCGCAAGGCCGACGAGCTGGGGGCCTTGCCCACTTGTAGCACCACTCGGTGCGGCATCCGAGATCGTGATCTTCACCGCTTGCGTTTTCTGCGTCCCGACTTGGAGTCGCACCTGCTCGGGGTAGACCGTCGACGCGATCGGCGCGAGCTGCGCCGCGGTCCATGTGCCGGTCGCCACGGTCGTCGATTCGTCGAAGTCCACTTTGACCGTGACCGTCAGGTTATGGTCGGCAGCGGAACGGCCGAGGATCTGCGCGTACCGGAAGCGCGAGTAATCCTGCGTGCCGGCGGGCTGGATCCACGCGGTCGAGGCCGTGAGCGTGATCCACGCCGTGCCGTCCTTCCACGTCGAGCCGTCGTCCTTCACCCAGTCGGCGTTTGTCATGGCGAGCGTGCCGAGGCTCGGCGACGAGCACGCGGCGGCCCATGAGCCGGCGAACGGCGCGTTGGTGAGCGTCACGCGGTCGAGGGACCATTGATCAACCTGGTAGTTGTAGACCAAGATCCCGACCGAACCGCTTGCGCTGTCCCGCATGAAGAAGCGCACCTCTCGTTCGCCCTCGATGTGCACGGCGGCCTGGATCTCGTCGTAACGCTCGAGCGCGCTTTCGCGGGTGAGCGTCTGCACACGGAGGCCGATCGGCACGAGGCCCAGGCGGTCGTCGATGAGGTAGAAGCGCGAGTCCGTGCCGAAGAAAATCAGGCCCGTGGACACGGTTACGACCGAGGCCGGCTGCGTACATCCGATGTAGTCGTGGATTTGCTCGGGCTCGCTGATGGCGTCGCCGGCACCCGTCTGGTCGCGGAACTGGCCGAAGATTGCCCACACGGAATTTTCGGTGAACAGGATCAGCTTGTCGCCGAGCGCCCCGGCTGCCGTTGCGCCCGCTTCGTGCTCGATGCGCACCACGTTGCCCACGGCGAACGAGGCGCCCTGGTACGATAGCGGCGCGTTGGAGTAGTAGACGCTTCGGCGGTCGTCGCTGCCGCCGACGATGAGACGGTTCCTGAAGAGCACGGCGAAGCGCGACGATGGGACGGGCACGTACGGCAGCACGCCGCCCGTTGTGTAGAGTGTCGGCGCGTCGAGCGGCGGGAGGCCTGTGCCGCCGGCCACGGCCGAGTCTGTTCGCGCGACCGACGCCCAGCCGACGCTCAAAAGCACGTTGGGCACGCTAAACCAGTAGCGCAGGATCGTGCCGTTGGGCTCGGTCACGTAGAAGTCGAGCTGCACGTCGTTGCGGTTTGTGTAGCTCTGGTAGCCGAAATAGATGGTCCATGTGCGCGACGTAAGCGGCGAGGCCACGGCCACGACGCGGTGGGGGTCCGAAGGCGTTGACCGGTGCACGTTGCCGTACGCGTCGCGATAGCTGGCGACGCATTGAATCAAGTAGTCACCCTGCGTGAAGTCGTACGCGGTGCCGGAGTCACTGGGCACCACGGCGCCGATGATCGGGCGGTCCACGAGCGTGACCTCGGCAAAGCGCTCGCCGTCCGCCTGCTGGAGCACGCCCGCGGGGAACATCGGAAGCGTGGCGTAGCCGCTCGGCTGAACGTCGCCGGGAGCTCGCTGCGCGAGGCGCACCATGGCGATCCCGAAGCCGCTGCCGCCGTCGAGCGCCACGAGGTGCGGCACGCACCATTTGCCTTGGCTGAGAAATGCCGATGGCGGTGGGCACGGCTGGAGGCGCGGCGCGTAGGTCTGCACCGGGCCGTTGACGCACCCAAGCGTCATTTCCTCGGTGCCCACGAGAATTTGAGTGCCGATCACGCCTGAGTAGTTGCCCGCAAATTCGGTGTAAGGATCGTTGGATGGCGACACGCGGCCAAGGAACGTCTGCTGCGAGGCGCCGACGACAAGCGGCAGGCGCACGGGCAGGCGGTCGGTGCTCGGCACGGTCTGGAAGTACGCGAGGCTGAACATGCGGCCGACCGGGATCGCGTAGCTCTTGAACGTCGTCACGTCGGCGGCGGTTGCGTTGTCAAATCCCATGCCCACGCGAACGAGCCGGTGCGCGTAGATGAATCCGGTGGAGAATTCCAGCACCTCGACAAAACCGCACACGCGCAATTCTGCGGGATCTTTGGCCTGGTATTCGGCCACCGTGAGCCGGCCAGGGATCGCGACGGATCCGGCTACTGCGAGCGTGATTGCGTTTACGTTGTGCGCAACGCTGGCCGTCGTGGTGGCGTCCATTGTGACGAGAGGGCACTGGTAGTTGCCGGTCTGGTAAGGCGGCGTGAGCGCCGAATTGAACGGGATGGCGACGCCCACGAGTGCGACGCCATCGGCCGTTTCGGCAATACTGAGCGCTTGCAGCGCGTTGACGCCTGCCGGCTTGAGGTCGTTGTTTGCGGTCGAGGTGATGGCGCCCGCTGCGACCGTGAAGCGCTCCACGCGGATCGCTGCGGCGGAAGTATTGTACTGCGCGAAAAACAGGCCATCGATGCTTATCTTGCACACGTCCCATGGGCAGGCCGGGCGGTAGCGCGCCTCGGGCACGGCCGCGTAGGCTGTCGCGTCGAAGTAGTCCACCGATGTCTGGCGCGCGGTGGCGGCAGGCGTGGCGACGAGCGCGAGGCCCGTGGCCGCGTAGCTGTAGAGATAGAACTGCGCCGTGGCGACACCTGCGCCGGAGTTGTACGCCGCTGCCACGACGATGCGGGAAAGCGTAGGATAGACGATGAGCTTCGGATAGACGCGCGCGGCGTTGGCGCCAGGGGCGCCGCCTGCGAAGGTCTGCGAGGTTTCTGAAACCAGCGCGCGCGTCGTGGCATCGTACTGCGAGAGGGTTAGCGTTGTCGCGTCGGCCGCCGAGCTCGAGCGCGTGACCTTGACCACAAAGATGAAATCGTCCACGGCGCCATAGTCCACGCACTCGTCGATGTCGCCCGCGTTGCCGTCGAGCACGATCACGTCGCCGATCACGTCGGAGGCGGGGCCCGTCGTCGTCCACCCGTTCGTGGCGGCCGTGGTGCTCGGCGTGTACTGGCGCGCCACGTAGCCGCTTTCGTTCGCGATGCGCTGCGGCGTGGTCGGGAAAAGGTGCTTCCAGTCGTCGAGGGAGTTGTCGCGCGCGCGGTCGAGCACGACGGTCTGGGTAGCGGCCGCAAAGGCCGCGAGGGGCTCGCCAGCGCTGGCGCTGCCTCCGCTCGGCTTCGGCGGGTCGACGGGCTGATAGCCCGTGCGCTTGCGCACGCTGCCGACCTTTTCGAGCCGGCCGTTGCGGAGGTCCGAAAGCTGCGACGGCGGGACGCGCCACGCGTCCATGCTCTCGTCGATGCCGCCACCGAAGTCGGCTCGCACGATGATGCCTTGTCCGGGTTTGCTCTGCTCTGCCATGGCGTCACCATACCCAAATTTTAGCGGTGCATGCCGTCGACGCGTCGAGGCGGATTGAGCGCTCGTCCTCGCTGCGCGAGCGCTCGACGTGCACGAGGGCGGGGCCCGCGCCGCCGTTGTCGACGTTCTCGAGCTGCACGCTGGCGGCGTAGCTCGGAATGCCGAGGAAGATGGTTTGGTCGAGGTTGAGCGCGAGGTCGTCGACTGCAAAGCGGATCTGGAGCACGTCGCCGGCCGCGACCGTAAGGAACCATCCGCAGTGCACGCAGTGCGGTTGCCCGGTGAAGATCGTGGGCCACGCGGTCATGCTGCCCGCGATGTCTGCGCCGTTCAGGTGGAGCCACAAGTACAGGTGGAAGGGGCCTGTGAGGAGCTGGTATGTGTGCGTGCGCACCTGCACGGCGTAGGTGCCGGCTTGCCCGATTGTGATGTTGGGATCGGGCACGCCCGGGGTGCCCGGGCACGTGATCGGCGCGGTGCCGAGCGCCTTGGTCTGCCAGTCGATCGGCGCGGCCGTGTTGATGGCTGGGGCGGCCTGCGGGAGCACCGTGTAAAACTCGGCGTACTGCGGCGCGGTGCCTGCTGCGAGCGTCGCGCGGAAGTCGCACGTGGCGAAGCCCTGCGCCGGCCTGCCGAGCGTGTGCGGGATCACGTTGGCGCCGGCCGCGAGCGTGAGGAGCTCCGTGCGCTGGCCGTTGCCCACGGGCTGCGTGAGCACCTCGCCTTCGCCGTACGGCGTGCCGATGATGTTGTTAACGCGGCCGATCGCCTCGTTCGTGCGCAGCGCGATGGCCTGCGTGACGCGCTGCGCTTCGACGGTGGCGGCGTCCTCGCTCTGTAGCACGCGCGGGCGCGTCGTCTGGAGCTGGCGCGGCACGGTGCCCACCAGGTCGGGACGGCTAGGGATGCGCGTCGTCATGGCCGCGGCAGGAATCGCGAGGGATCGGCGTCGTAGTAGTTGCCGCGGTAAACGTCTGTCACGCGCTCGGTGTTTTGGGTGGCGCGGAACGGCGCCAGGCGGTCGATGCGCTGGCCGAGCGTGGTGACGAACGAGAGCGCGAACGACGGATCGACCTGCTCCTTCTGCTGCACGTAGGCCACCGCGCGCCACACGGCGTACTCTTCCCAGCCGTCGACGCCATCGAAGCTGTCCGCGTCAAGCGTCAGGCGGGTGCACGCGGGGATGTACCAGTGCCGCACCGTGTAGCCGCTCGTCGGGGCCGGCAGGAGGCTGAGGTTGTCCTGAATGATGCGGAACGCCGCGGGCACGCCAGGGTTGGGCGTGCTGGTGCCTAGAAGCGCCGCGCGCTCGTGGAACGAGTACGAGCCGAGGCGCATGCGTGCGCCGCCGTAGTCGAGCTCCACGTATAGCGTTTGGTAGTGGTCCGCCGGCAGGGCGTAGGTTTCAACGCCCGTCGTCGCGATGGTCTGCTCTTTCGCGTAGTACTCTTGCCCTCGCGAGCCGATCAGGCGGTCGTAGAGCTCCGCGAGGCTCTGGTTGATGTACTCGTTGAGCTCCGAGTCCGAGACGAACTGGTTGCCAACGAGGTCGGCACGCAGCCGAACGTCTGATCGCATTTGTCCAAGCGTTCGACTGCGTGCCATGTCCTTACTCCGAGCAGGCCATCACGAACGCCTCGAGGGCGTCCGCGAGGGCTTCCTTGTCGTTGCTTCTCACCGCGGCCATCACGTCCGCGGCTAGTGCCTTCTTTTCCTCGGCGTAGTCCTCGGAGGCCGGGCCCTCCTCCTCGTCGTCTTTGCCCTTCGGCCCACGGCCGAGAGCGATCAAGAGCGCGGGCTTCTTCATGTCAAACCTGCGAGTTCTTGAGAACGAGCGTGAGGTTCACGCGATTCTGAGCGTTCGCCGCAACGTCGGCAGGAGCGCCCGTGCTGATGTCGTAGATTCGCACGACAAGCGTTTTTGACGGCAGATCAACTGTGCCGATATTTGCCGCCACCTTATCGTCCGGTGACGCAACCTGTAGGGTTGCGGTGCACGAGAGAAGGGTCGGGTATTGATCGGCGAGCGTCACGACGAATGTTCCAACGTCGGCACGCGACACGCTTGCGACGCCTCGGCCTCGGATGGTGGTTTGATCGACTGCGCTCGTGCCGTTGGGCGCGAACGAAATTCCGAGTACGACGACGCCCGGATCGGCGGCGCCCAGGAGCTGAACGAAAGAGCGGGCGGCCATCTGGGTGCCTTTCAGTACGTGGTGGTGGCGAGGTAGTTGAAGCCGCGGCCGTTGAAGGCCGGGGCGCGGCAGCGGAGGTTCGAGTACGAGCCGATGCGGATCTGGTACGCGTCGTCATCCGAGACGCGGAGGATCTGCTGGTTGTCGTAGTCGAGGATGTGCGGGGCCGCGTTCAGCGAGAAGAGGTCCCACGTGTCGAGCTGGAGCGCGAAGATCTGGCTCTGCGGCACGTTGATGTCGCTCACGCACTTGAGCGGGCCAGCGTCGCCCATGAGGGTCACGGCCTGGAAGCCGATCTCCGCGTCTTCGATGCTCACGGCGCGGTCGTACACCGTACGCGAGCCGAGGAACTTCACGAGGCTCGCGAAGTCGCGCGGGTTCAGGAAGCAGTGATCGGGGCGCCCGCCCTCGGCGTTGATGTCGCTGGCGAGCTGGATGATCGCCTCGTCCGGCGCCGCGCCCGTGCAGTCGAGCGAGTTGCCCGCGAGGCTGGTTTTGTCGGTTGTGCGGGTCACGCCGTAGATCGACGCTTGGAGCTGCGCGCCAGCGCTTGCGCCCGTGACCGCACCGGTCTGCGAGCCCGCGAGCCACTGGAGGACGCCCGTGATCACGCGGCTGTTGGTGAAGACCGTTGCGTCACTGGTCGCAACCGTGCGGTCACCCGCGCGGCAGATGTATTGCGGACTCGCCACGTTGAGGATGTCGTCGAGCGTGATCGTTCCGGCCTTGCGATCCACGGCCGTCACGCGGCGCACCGTCGCGCCGGCGGTGCCGGCGACGATGGTTTCCATGAGGAAGCTCGTCGACGAGAACACTTCGACGCGCTCGCCGAGGTCGAAGTTGAACGCATCGCTCGGGGTCGCGAGGGTGACGACGGAGCCGGCGACGCTGCTGACCTTGCCCGCCCAGGCGCAGCCGTCGCGGAAGAGGTTGCGCGCGATCGAACGCATCGCGGTCATCATCGCGAGGTCGATGGTGTCTTGGAAGAGGTCAACCATCGCGCCCTCGTCCGTGACAGCCGCCTTCATGGCCTCGCCGCTGATCGTCGCGAGCGAGTAGTCGCTCTTACGCGTAAGCGTGAAGGTCTTGTAGGTGTCGCTGTACGACGTGGAGAGCTCGTTGGCCGTCTTGGCGGCCGAGAAGAGCGCCGAGCCGCCCTGCGTGGTGTTGATCGTGAGGGGAACCTCGACCGACTTACCGACGAAGTTGGTCTTCTTCGCGAGCATCGAAAAGAAGGGGTTCGTCTTGCGCAGCTCGCGCGGGACCGCGTAGTCGGGGTAGAGGAACTTGATGATGTTCGTCGCGGTGGAAACGTCCAAAACGGCCATGTGAGACTCCGAAACAGGCGAGAGGGTGGTGAGTTCTCCCGCCTCGGAGAATCAGCCGCCGAGGCGACCGGTCTTGAAGAGCTGCGCAACGTATTCTTTGCGCGCGTCGCGGCTCATGCCCCGAAGGTCGGGTGCCGCGCTGCTCTTCTCGCCGGCTCGTGCGGTGGTCAACGTGCGGGAGGATCTCGGCTTGCCTGCTGCGGGGCCGTTGCCCGTTGTAGCGGCAGTGCTGGCGCCGCGTCGAGCTTCGCGCTCTGACACGTGACGATACTCCTCGCTTGCCAGGTAGTCCAGCGCCTCTGCAATCTCTTGCAGGCTCGGCACCTTACCGGTCTGCTTGTAGTACTGGTCCTGGAGCTGGTAGGCCTGCGCCTTCACGAGCTCGGGGTGGAGCTCGGCGCGGGCCGCGAGGAACGGGAACTGCTCTTCCTGCCTGGCCAGGCCGAAGAACTCGCCCTCGGCCTTGGCGCGGGTCTGCTCCATCTCGCGGGCCGTCTGGCCGCGGCGGTAGTCGTCGAGCTCCTTGCGCTGCGCCTCGAGAGCTTCACGCAGATCGCGGAGCTGGGCCTCGGGCGTGCCTTCGAGGGCCGCGCGCTCGGTGAGGTCGCGCACGTCCACGCCGAGCTCCTTTAGGCCCGCGAGCGGATCGCGCGCCATGGCCTCGCGGGCTCGCTTGAGCTGCTCGAGCTCGCGCCGGTCCATGTCGAGGCGCATGCGGTCGCGCTCGAGCTCCATGCGCTGCGCCTCGGCCTCGCGGCGGATCCGGTTTGCCTTCTCGCGGGCGCGCACCACGGCTGCGAGCTTTGGCGCTTCGTCCTCGTCCTCGTCCTCGGTGGCCTCTTGCTGCGCCTCTGCGCCACGCAGGAGCGCCGGGGGCTCGTCCACGGGCTCGTCGCCGTCCTCGGGCTCGCTGGCCGCTTCTTGGGGCGCTGCGGCGGCGGGAGCGGGCGCGGCCTTGGCCGGCTTGGCGGCTCCATGGATGGCGGCGATGGCGGCGTCGCGCCGGGCGCGGCGGTCGTCGCCGTTGGTCCCGACGAACTGCGCCGTCTGCTCGGGTTGCTGCGAGGCCGTGGCGATGGGTGCGGTCATTTCGATCATGGTGTCTCCGCTAGGCTAGCGCGGGTGCCTGCCCCGCGAGCTGCGCGAGGTCGGGCGGGAGGCCCGCGCCGCCAGGAGCGGCGGGCGGGGCGGGAGGCTGGGACGCGGCTTGGAGGTCTTGCGCGCTCTGGATGTACCGGCGCAGGAGCTCGAGGGCCACGGGGTCGGCGTCGTTGAGGCGCGCGAGGTTGTACGCCTTGACGCCGCGCTGGAGGATCATGCCGAGGTTGTCGAAGGGCTCGGCGATGATCGGGAACTGGCGCACAAGGATCGCCTCAATGTTCCGGTCGATGATCTGGAGGTCCGAAAGGTCCAGGTCGTTCTCGGCCTGGAGGTCGGGCAAGTCGAGTACCTCGCGGAACTGCGGCACCGAGAGCGCGCCGAGCTGCAAGAGCTTCTCGCCCTGGTCGATGCGGGCCGCGAAGTCGCGCGCGAACTGGCTCGTCGGCATGACGCGGATCTCGTACTCGTCATCTTCCATGGCCACGTCGCGCCACCGGATCGTCTGCGCTCGGCCTTTGCCCATGACGCGCACGGCGAACTTGGGATCGTCCTCGGCCACGACGGCGCACGCACGGATGGCCAGGCGCGCGATGTCCACGTGCCACTGCTGGAAGGCGCGGTGCATGGCGAGGAAGCCCTCGGCCTCCACGTCGTCGAGCGTCTGGAGCGCGATCCCGCTCGTGACGCCGCCCGGCTTTTGATTGGCGACGCTCATGGCCGAAGCGCCCGACATCTCGGTCATCATCGGGCCGAGGTCGGTGAAGTAGCGGTACAGGTCCGGCGCCACGGCGGGCGGGCTGAACGGCTGGATCTGGCCAGGGTTTGCGCGCCAGATCGTGCCGGGCTCGTTCGTCATCTGCTCCGTGCTGAACTCCACGCCCGGCGCGACAACGAAATGCGCGCTGCTCATGATGCGGAAGGTGCGTTGGAGCTTGGCCGCGGTGAACTCGAGCTCGCGCTGGATCGGCAGGAGGAGCTTTGCGAGCGGCACCGGAAAGAAGCCGACCGGCGGCGCGTAGAAACGCAGCACGGCCACCGGGAACTCGGGCTCCGTCCACTCTTCGCTGAGGAGCTCGTGGCCTTCGATGGCGATCACATGCCGGCCAGGCTTGTCCTCGGTGCCGATGCTCCACGCCTCCACGACGCGCACGGCGTCGGGGTTGTAGCTGCTCGTGAGGCGCGTGCTCGTGACGTTCGCCGGCATCGGCGCCATCATGATCACGGTCTCGTGCTCGGGGAACATGTCGGCGAGGGCCCCGCGGTCGAAGTCGTCCACGTAGTAGAGGCGCCGCGGCATGCCGCCGTTGCACTCGGCGTCACGCAAAAAGAGGCACCACGGCTTGAGGCGCTCGGCCTCCACGCGGTTCGCGCCCGGCGTCACCTTGAGCGCGGCGAAGCCGCAGAGCTCGGCGTCGCGCACGGCCATGTCGGCCAGCGCGTCGATCCCGATGGTCGAGAACATGCCCTCGAGGAAGAGCGAGAAGCCCTTGGCTTTCGCGCGGGTCGAGTAGTCGCCGCCCGTGCTCACGGTCTGCGGCAGGATCTTGTTGCGAATGATCTTGGCGTGCACCGTGTCGAGGATGCGCCGGTACTTGTTCGGCGTCAGCACCTCCTCGTCGACGCGGCGGTACGGGCCTGCGCGGCGGGCGCCGCTCGTCGGGAGCTCTACGTCGTAGGCCTCGATGTAGCGCGCGTAGGCGTCGAGGCGCGTCTCGCTTGCGTCTTGGAGCTCGCGCACGGTCGCCCATACGCCGTCGAGCGCCGCCTTGCCTTCGAGGGACCACCACCGGATCGATTGCGCCATCACCATCTCCGTTTTGCTTGCGACCGTCGCGCGGCCTCGTCGGCTGCGCTCTCCATGCGCGCCGCTTCCGCTTCGTACCATGCTTCCGTGCCGCGTTCATGCGGTGCGGGGCGCTTGTCGGTGATCCACTGCGCGCTGGCCAGCATGAGCGCCGGGATGAAATCGCAGTGCCGGCCATCGCCGCCCATCGGGAGCTCGAGGCGCACGCCGGCCATGGTCGCCACCTTGCGGACGCGCAGGAGGTCCTCGCGCATGCGCGGGTGAGGGTGCATCTCGAGGCGCCCTTCGAGGAGCTCGGTGCGAAACCGGCTTGCCTGCTCCCACCGGTCTTTGCTCGGCGTCATGCGCGGCAGGAGCGTCACGCCCTGTTGCAGCGCGAGCTCCGAGAGCGGGTCGGCGCCCCATTGGTCGCAGTGCACGGCCTGGATGCGATAGGCTTGGCAAAGGCGCGCGATGTCGCGGAACACCTCGGCGGCCTGGAGCGGCGCGTTCTTGCTGCCCACCCATTCCTTCGCCACGTCGACGCGCCGCCGGTCGCCGAAGCGGCTGATGATCACGAACGTCCACGCGTTGCCGCGCGTCGCGGCGTCCATGCCGGCCACGTACGAGCGCAGCGGGTCGGGCGCGAGGTCGCCTTCGTGGCGCGTCGCCGAGGCCAGCGCGTCGGGCGGGATGAGCGCTGCGTCGGGCGCGGCGAACTCGGCCTCGCAGTCGACGCGAAACGCGTCGGGATCGGCGGCCTTGAGGTCCGCCATGCGCTCGGGCGTCCAGTACGACGGATTCATCGCCCACCCTGGCGCGCGCACCACGACGCGCTGGCGCGTTGGCTTGCGCCACTCGCGCTGCACCTGCTCGAAGATCGGGCCGATGGGCGCGTAAGGCGAGCCGATGGCGAGGAACTGCGAGCCGGGGCGCATGCGGCCCATTAAGGCCCTGCGTTGCTCGTCGAAGTTGACCGCGGCCTCGCCCTCGGCGGCCATGCGCGGCGCTTCGTCGAGGATGGCGCCGACCGACCAGCGCGAGATCGTGCTCGAGCCGCTGCGCTTGCCGGCGATGGTCGCGATCTCCACGGGCCGGCCTTGCGGGTTGCGCACGAGCACCGAGTCGGCGCGGGGCTCCTCGAGGAGCAGCTCGCGGAGCACCGGGCTTGCTGTCATGGTCCCGACGATGTGTTGATGCGCCACTTGCGCCAGGTCGAGGGTCAGCGAGAGGATCGAGAAGCGCGGGATCTCGCCGGCCTGGAGGTCGCCGATATCGACGGTCTGCGTTGCCCGCACGGCCACGGCGGCGGCGAGCATCGTCTTGGCGCTGCGCACCGAGGCCACCATCGTCACCTCGGACGGGCGGACGCCCACGAGCTCCGTGGCGTCGCCGACTGCGGCCACGAGGTCAGGCTGCGTCGGGTCGAGGCTTGGATCGCCGTCGAGCAGGCGCGCTAGCTGCCGTTGCAGCGGCGTGGCCGTCGTCAACCCGAAGCCCGACGGGTGCGTTAGCAGGCTCTCCAAGCTGCCCAGCACCTCGAGGCTCTGGTGCCTGCGGTAGGCCGCGAGAAGCGGGGAAACGGATGTGCTCGACGCGCGCCCACGGGAGGAGCGTGCTGCCGTCGCCCGCGGCGTCATTAACGAGCGCTCCATGCGGCGTGAGCGTCACGCGCTCCGCTGGCACCCTGATCGTCTCGGCCATTCGGCCGTCGATGTGCACTCCCGAAACCAGCCTGATCCAAACTTCCACGGGTCACCTCCAAGCGCAGGCGCGCGCCGATGCCGTTGCGCCTTGCGTCCTTCGACACGAACACGAACCATGAGACGCCGCCGATGGCCGCCGACCAGCCGAGGAGCGTGTCCTCGTCCGTCTCGGAGCACGCCACGACGATGTGCGACGCGTTCAGCATCGCCCGCACCGTGAGCGCGAGCTCCTCGCGGTCGACGTGGCGCACGAAGCGCCCGGCCTGCTTGAGCGCCGTTGCGGCCACGTAGGCCGCATCCGTCGGCCTCGCGGGCCTCACTGCGATCATTCGGCCGTGCCCGTGGCCACGGGCTCCGCGTGCCTTGCGCGCCGCGCCTTCTCGGCCGCGAGCATGCGCTCGAGCTCCTCGAGAGGGATCGTGTCAACCTGCGCCTGCGCGGCCTGGCGGGCGTCGCGCTGCATGCGCTCCCACGAGAGGTCACGGCGCCCCCACCGGGTCACGTACTTACGCTCGAGGAGCCATGCGGCGGCCTGCCAGTGATCGCCTGCGGCCTTGCGGATCGTGGCGACAAGGCTGGCCTCGGCCTGCGCTTCGGCCTGCTTTACCTGCTCC